ATCGTAGGATAATTTATGAGCAAGAAAAAGAAAAAACAGTATATAAAACCCGATTTAAATGGCGTTAAAAACCCAAATTTACAAACCGATTTAGCCGAAATCACGGCGACAGGGCGGGTGTTATCAGACCACCCAAGCAATTTCATTACCCCTGCGAAGATGAAGCAGATTTTTGATGATGCGGAAAATGGGGATATTACCGCTCAGCACGAGTTATTTATGGATATTGAAGAGCGTGACTCGTCAATTTTTGCGAATATTCAAACTCGTAAGCGTGCGGCGTTGGGGGTAGATTGGTTTATTCAAGCTCCACGCAATGCGACACCTGCGGAAGAAAAACTGCGTGATGAAGTTGATGAGTTGTTTTATCAGATCGGCAATCTTGAAGACTTGATTATTGACTGTATGGACGCTGTCGGTCACGGTTTTTCTGCTTTGGAAATTGAATGGGCATTTAATGGCAAGGTGTGGTATCCGAATGCATTTATACACCGTCCGCAGTCGTGGTTTAAATGGGATAAGTTAGACAATTTACTGCTTAAAACCCCACAAAATCAAACTGGCGAACCATTACGCCCTTATGGGTGGGTGGTTCATACGCACAAATCTCGCTCGACACAGTTGGCACGCAATAATTTGTTCCGCACGTTGGCGTGGTTGTATATGTTTAAGCACTACTCTATCCACGATTTTGCGGAGTTTTTAGAGTTGTATGGAATGCCTATCCGTATTGGTAAATATGGTGCAGGGGCAACCCCAGACGAGAAAAAAACACTCAAGCGTGCATTAGCGGAGATTGGGCATAATGCGGCTGGGATTATGCCTGAATCGATGAGTATTGAGTTGCATAATGCGGCAAATGCTGGGGGTGCCTCGGGCAATAATCCGTTTTTGCAAATGGTGGATTGGTGTGAAAAATCTATCGCTCGTTTGATTTTGGGGCAAACCTTAACCAGTGGGGCGGACGGTAAAAGCTCAACGAATGCCCTTGGTAATGTACACAATGAAGTGCGACGAGATTTGTTAGTTTCAGATGTGAAGCAATTGGGGCAGACATTTACTCAGCAAATTATTTTGCCGTATTTGTTGATTAATTTCCCGAATGTCGATCCTGCTCGTATTCCGACGTTTGAATTTGACACCAAAGAACCTGCAGATTTGGCGTTGTTTGCCGACAGCTTGCCGAAGTTGGTGGATATTGGGCTACAAATCCCTGCAAATTGGGCAAGGGATAAGTTAGGCATTCCCGAAGTTCAAGAAGGTGAAGCGGTGTTGGGGCGTGTAGCACAGCCGACACAAGCGGTTGGATTGTCGGATAGGGTTGTGAAATCCCCTTATTGTCCTTGTGGGTGTGGGGGGCGAGTACATTCCTTTTCTGCTCAGTTTAAAACAGGGATTAAAGAGCAAGATACGTTAGATGAAATGGTAGATGAAGCCTTAGCGGAACCTGACTTTAACCGACAATTAGATGCTATGGTGAAGAAAGCAGTTGCGGTGGTGATGGCGTGTAGCTCTTATGATGAAGCTGCGGAAAAATTAGCGGAAGCCTATCCGAATTTAACAAGCAAAGAGCAAGAGCGATATTTAGCAAATGCACTCTTTTTAGCAGATTTATTGGGGGCTGTAAATGCAGAAGGCTAGTTTTTTGCTAGGGCTTGAACCAAAAGCGGCGATTGAGTATTTGCACCAAAAGAAGTTATTGGCTTCAAAGGTATTTAAAAAAGAGTTGTATGACAGTGCGTTGGCTCGTGCGGTGACAATCAGTAAATTGACGGATTTGGATATTACTCGTGATATTTATGGCTCAATGGAAAAGGCTCGGCGTGAGGGTAAATCATTTAATGAGTGGAAAAAAACGCTTGTTGATGACTTAGAACGGAAAGGCTGGGTTTATGGTCACGATAAAGCGATTAGTCGTGGTATTGATGGTAAATTATTGGCTGATCCGAAAACGGGTGAACATTTTGGCACACCCCGTCGTTTAAATACGATTTATCGCACGAATATGCAACAGGCGTATTCTGCAGCTCGTTATCAGCGGTATATGGATAATCTGGATAATCGTCCATATTGGCAGTATTCCGCTGTGGGCGATAAACGTACTCGCCCTGCTCATCAAGCGTTAAATGGGAAAATTTATCGTTATGACGATCCGTTTTGGGCGACATTTTATCCGCCAAATGGTTTTAATTGTCGTTGTACGGTGATTGCGTTAAGTGAGCGTGATTTAAAACGGAAAGGCATTGAACAGGTGGGCTCTAGTGAAGCGTTGTTAGTGAAAGCTAAACGCCCGAAAGATAAATTAGGTAATCAAGAAGAAACCATTGGTTTTAAACTGCCTGATGGTACTGTGCGAGTCGCTGATAAAGGTTTTGACTATAATGTGGGGCGTTTGAGTTATAAGCCAAATTTGGATTTGTACCCTGAAAAGTTGGCTCATCAGTTTGCGAAAGCGGAGATGAATGGGGCAGAGTTTAAATTATCTTATGAAAAATTAGCTCGCAAGGTGAGTGAAATTAAGGGTGATAAAGGGAAATTAACCGCTGAAGAAATGGTTAGAATGCGAGATCACTTGACGCAAAATTTTAAATTTGCAGCAGGTAGATTAAACCTAGAAACTCAAAAGCAGATTGGCAGTAAAGTGGCTACGGTCTGGCTTTCAGATGATACGCTAATTAAGCAATTTAATAGCCGTGAGGGGCAGGATTTTGGCTTATCTGATTATGCAAATTTACCTGATGTTTTTAATAGCCCATTAAAAATTGAATTGGATGAGCGTGAGGGTTGGCGTTTTTATGCTGAATTAAACGGTAAGCGTTATTTTGCAGTGATAAAAGTGTTAGCTCAATATAATGAGATATTTGTACAATCGTTTAGATTGGTAAGCGATAAGCAATGGGAAAAGGTTTTTAATTAGCCGCTAGGTAGGGCTCGAACCACCTACACACAGTCCAGAGTCTGTTGCACCTCATCGCTTGCGATCCTCGAGATTATCATCGCTTTTCTAGCGGCTGTTCAAAATATACCTCTGTTTATTTTGAAAATCAATATAGGAGAACTAAAATGGAAGAATTATTAGGTGACGGTTGGGAGTCAGATTACCCAAAATCACTTACCCAAGAGGATAAGGAAAAATTGAAACAAGCACTTATGAGACGATTAGAGCAGAATGCTGATGATGCTCACCATTCTGCTCTATGTAGTTATTTACGAGCTTTTAGGATTGTTTGCGATTACCCTTTAAGTAGTCATCGTGAAGAGTAAATTGCTTCTGAGAAAATTGTTCTGCTAAATGAACAATAAATTCTGCAACATACTCCGCATTTTCCTTAGCGCTCTTTGTTCGATCCACAAGCTGAGTGTTAGGGTTTTGCATTAACTTTTCTGCAATATGAAAAGCAGGAGTTGTATAGGTACTTTTTAACATAGTGTTTCCTTCTAGATAAACGCCACCGATATTAGTAGCGTTTTAAGTGTAGTTAAAAAATGATTGAGATCCAAATCAACGGTATTGAAGAGATTATCAAAACCTTAAAACTATTGGCTTCCAAAACGGAAAATAATGCGAGTTTAATGCGAAATATTGCTGGCACGATGGAGTCTGCGGTATTAACTAACTTTGATGTTGGTGGTCGTCCTCGTTGGTTGGGTATTAAATATCGTGATGGTTCTCCGCTTGTTGATACTGAGAACTTGATGAGCAGTATTACCAGTGATTATGACAAAGATGTTGCGATTGTCGGCACAAATGAAGCCTATGCTGCTATTCATCAATTTGGTGGAAAAGCTGGTCGTGGGCGTAAGGTAGATATTCCTGCCCGTCCTTTTTTAATTCTGACACCACAGGACAAGGAAGATATTTTGCAAGATGTTCAGGACTATTGGCAGTCGATTTTAAAATAATGTCTAAAATGCCCCTAAATCGCCCATAGTGGCGATTTTGTTTTAGTTGGTATGATTTATCGTCCGAAATTTTTTAAAACAATTTAAAACGGTTTTAAAACGTTTTAAAATGGGTTGTATCTCTTTCGCTATACAAGCGGTCACTTTTTTTCAAAAATTTGCAAATTCCCTTTAGTGTGGAAGTTGTTCCTCGTTTTTCCTTTTCTCTTATCTCTTATTCTCTAGCCTCAATGTTTTGTATGAGGTGCGTTGTGAAGCGTAAATTCAAACTTAATCCGATAGCTTGCAGTTTTGAACTTGCCAAAGAGGTCAATGGGCGTATTCAGCTTTTTCCGTTTGGTTGGTTCCATCCGCAAGATGGACGTGAGGGGGCGTTTTATGTAGGAGATTCTAACGGCTATCAATTAGCAGATGAGATCAATCAGTTAGGCATTGAGCTGATGATTGATTATGAGCATCAAACTCTCTTTATTGCAGAAAACGGTAAAGGCAATCCTGCGGCAGGCTGGATTGTGAGAGCGGAATATATTTCAGGCGAAGGCTTGTTTGCTGATGTGCGTTGGACATCTAAGGCGGTCGCTGAAATTAAAGATGGGGTTTATCGCTATATTTCACCGCTGTTCTTAGCTGATGCGTCGGGTAAGGTGATTAAGGTGTTAAATGCTGCTTTAACCAACCGCCCTGCATTACACAATTTGGCGGAAGCGGTCGCAATGTCTGCTCAGTTTTCTCACTTTTTAGAACCTAACGAGGATAAAACCAAAATGAAAGAACTTTTGATTAAGTTGTTTAGCTTGTCAGCTCAAGCAACGGACGATGAAATTACAACTAAGCTGACGGCATTGTCGGCAGCGAAAGGCGACAGCCAAGTGGCATTAAGTGATGTGTATGCCGAACTTGCCAAAGAACAGGGGCAAGTGGTGGCTTTAACGGCGAAGGTAAACAATCCCGATCCTGCAAAATTTGTGGCGTTAAGCGATTTGCAAGCGGTGCAAACTGAGCTTAACCAGATTAAACAGCAAATGAACGATAAAGAACGTGATGCGTTAATTCAATCTGCATTATCTGATGGACGTTTGTTGCCTGCACAGAAAGCGTGGGCGGAAAAATTAGGCAAAGAAAATCTGGTGGCGTTATCAGATTATTTGGCAACGGTGTCGCCTAACCCTGCCCTTGCTGGTACGCAGTCGGGAGGTAAAGATCCGAATGAGCAGACGCAGAAAGTGGCGTTGTCAGCCGCAGAGATGGCAGGGGCAAAAGCGTTAGGTTTAACCCCTGAAGAGTACGTTGAAAAATATAAAAAGGCAGGTGCGTAATGGATAAATTTAAAAAATCAGAATTGTTAAATGCGTTAGATACGGCATTTAAAACAGAGTTTAAAGCAGGTTTAAGTCTAATTAAACCGCAGTGGGAAATGCTTGCAATGCGTATTGCATCATCAACTGCGACTAATACTTATGGTTGGTTAGGTGCATTCCCGAAAATGCGTGAATGGGTGGGTGAGCGTCAAATCCAGAAGATGCAAGCTCAAGGGATGACCATTGAGAACAAATTATTTGAATCGACGGTTGGTATTAAACGCACTGAAATCGAAGATGACCAAGTGGGATTATTTACGCCAGTGGTACAACAAGCAGGACAAAGTGCGGCGGAGTTACCTGATGATTTGGTGTTTGGGTTGCTTAAAAAAGGTAAATCTACCCTTTGTTATGACGGGCAGAACTTTTTTGACACTGACCACCCTGTTTATCCGAATGTGGACGGTACTGGCGTGGCGAAACAGCAAAGTAATGTCACCACTGGCTCAGCATCAGGCAAACCTGCATTTTATATTTTAGATGATACTAATGCGATTAAGTCGTTGATTTGGCAAGAACGCACTAAGCCTGAAATTGAAGCGAAGTTTGATCCGTCTAAATCCGACAAAGTCTTTATGGAAGATGTGTATTTGTGGGGTGTGCGTGCTCGTGGTAATGCTGGCTTTGGTTTCTGGCAACTGATTCACCGTGTGGAATCGTCTGACTTAACCGCTGATGTGGTGATGGATGTGTTGGCGAAGATGCGTATGTTAAAAGGCGATGGTGACAAGCTCTTGAATATCCGTCCAAGTGTGATCCTTGTTCCGCCGTCACTTGAGTACAAAGCTCGTCAGCTATTTGAAGCCGATGTGATTAATGGTACAAGCAATCCGTTAAAAGGCGTATTAAAAGTAGCCGTGAGCGCTCAAATTGTTGAGTAGTTATTGTGGGGTGGGGAGCTTCCCACCCTTTATAAATCTTAAATCTGAGGTAAGTATGGCTAAAAAAGCAAAAGCAGAAAAAGAAAAACGAACCGCCGAGTTAGAAAAAGGCGGTGCAGATGAAACCAAAGATACAGTGGGGAACTCGTTACAGTCAGATTCTGCGGATTCAGCTAATGCAACAGATGAAAAAGTGGCAGATGCAAAAGCAGATGGTGCGGTAATTCAGCCAATTGCCTTTGAAATCACCTTAAAGGCGATTCACCCACAAGCAAGCTATGGGCGTTGCGGTTATCGCTTTACCAAAGATAAAGCAGTGGAAATTCCGTTTGATGCCTTAACGGGTGAGCAGATTATTGCACTTTCGCAAGATCCTTATCTTGAGCTTGTGCCAATTTGTGAGAAGTAGCGATGTATGCCGACATTAAAAGTGTGGTTTCTGCACTTGATGATAAAACATCACTCTATGCCGATGTTGAAGATTTTGTTGTCCGTATTGGTGAACGGGAATCAATAGAGCTAACTGATCGTGATGGGCTTGGCGTTGTTGATGAAGCCTTATTGGTTGTTGCTCTAAAAGATTCATCTAGTCAAATTGACGGTTATTTGAGTGGGCGTTATCGCTTGCCTTTGAGGGCTGTACCACAAAATCTGACACGCATTTGTTGTGATTTGGCTCGTTATCATCTGACCAGTAAATCATCGGTAACAATGACCGAAGAAGTCGAAAATCGCTATAAATTTTGCTTAAAAGAGCTTGAGAATATCTCAAAAGGGATTGTGTCACTTGGGCTTGAGGAATCCTCCGTTGAGGATATGGCAAATGGCGACAACAGCGTGCAGTTTTTTAATGGCGGTAATCGTATTTGGGGGCGTGACCAACGATGATTACTAAAGTTGAGCAAGCATTGATTGAGCGGTTGCGACTTGGGCTTGGCAAGATGGTTTATTCCGTCGGGAGTTACTCTGGGGAAATTGACGATAGTCAGCTTGATGTACGCCGTCTGCCTGCTTGTTTGGTTTCTTATGCAGGTTCTGACTTTGATGTTCGTTCAGTCAATGCTAGGGGTAAGCGTTATCAGGCAACGGATACCTTTGTGGTGTTGGTGATGGCTCGCTCTATGCGTTCCGCCGTTGCGGGGCGTGTAGGTGGCGTTACACAGCAAGAAGTCGGTGTAAATCTGTTGCTTAGTGCGGTGAAGTATTTGCTGATTAATCAAACTTTAGGGGGATTGGTGTCACCTATCCAACCTAAGCGAATCCGTACCATTTGGAATAATGCGGAAGTGAAAAAAGAGAAAATCTCTGCTTTTGCGATTGAGTTTGAAATGAGCTACACCGAAAACGGCTTTTTAGAGGATGGGAGATTTCCAGAGGGAATAAGTGAGCTTGAACAGTTATTTAAGCAGTATCAGGGCAAACTTGACCCACCTTATGACGAGTTGCATGGTTTAAATGACCGCATCTTTGATCCAACTAACAATGCGACTACTGCAGTAACAGTAGTGACGGAGGAAAAATGAAAACAAAATTAACAATTGACGATATTAAAAATGTGGTTGTTAGTGCCGAATATGTTGTTTCAGGAACACTTACTATTTGCATTTTAACACTTAAGAATGGGTTTAAAGTCACAGGGCAAAGTGCTTGTGTAGATCCTGCTAAATTTGATTCTCAAGCCGGCGAGCAACTAGCTTATCAAGCTGCTATTGATTCCGTTTGGGAGTTGGAGGGGTATTTGTTGGCACAAAAACGTTTTGAGGAGGCTCAAGATGAAAATTAAAGTAAAAGCAATTGATGGGGTACGAGTACCATTTGAGAACCACCCCCATCGCTATATCGAACACAAGGCAGTGGAAGTCGATAACTCAATATACTATCAGCGTCGTATTGCTGATGGTGATTTAATGTTAGTCGATGACGTGGATAAGCCTAAAAAAGAGAGTAAATAACGGGGGTTATTATGGTTGATTTTGACAAAATTCCAAACAGTATTCGCAAACCAGGTGTATATACCGAATACAACAATAAAGATGCAGTGACTACCCTACCTACGAATGAGCAAGAAGTGTTGATCGTGGCTCCGATGACGACTCAAGTAACAGGGAGTTATAGTTTACCTGTCAAAGTATTTAGTGATACCGATGCCGAACAAGCGTTTGGGGCTGGTTCTGTGGCTCATTTAATGGTGCGTCAAGCGATTAAGAATAATTCACTGATTCGCTTAACGGTTATTGGATTAAAAGACCATTCTGCAGGTGTTGCGGCGACAGGGCGTGTGACTTTTACAGGGTCTGCAAGCATTGCTGGTGTGGTGCGTGTTGTTATCGGTGGGGAGGCTTATGAAATTGCGGTGGCAAAAAATGAAGCGAATACTGCCATTGTCACTCGTTTGGTGGCTGTGATTAATGCCTCTCGTTATAGTCAAGTTGTTGCAAGTGCAGAAAGTGATGGCGTATTGCTATTGACTGCCAAATGTAAAGGTGAAATTGGCAACGAATTGATGTTATCAGCTAAACACACCGCTGGGACTTTAAGTCTTGCTGTCACTGCATTTAGTGGAGGTCAGCGTAATGCCCAGATTGCACCAGCGTTAGCAAGTGTTGCAGGCAAGCATTACAACGTGATTATTTCGCCATTTTCAGATGAAGAAAATGCAACGGCACTACGCCAGCATTTGGAATTGATGAGCGATCCGATTGAGGATAAAGCAGGAATTGGTGTAATGGGTTGGCGTGGTACTTTTGCGACAGGAACAACGTTATCTTCTCGTTTAAATTCTGAACGTATCTCTATTGCGTGGTACAAGGGTTGTACGGAAACAAATGCGATGATTGCAGCAGGTTATGGGGCTGTGATTGCAGGTGAGGAAGATCCTGCGAAGCCTCTTAATACGCTTGAGGTCAAGGGGTTAAGTTTGGTAGACGATTCGCAGAAGCCGTTATTTAGTGAGGTAAACCAAGCCTTATTTAATGGGCTAAGTCCGCTTGAAGTTGTGGTGAATCGTGTTCAGATTAGCCGTGCTATTACGACTTATACAAAATCAGTGACGAATACCGACGATCCAAGTTATTTGGATTTAACCACTATTCGTACTTTAGATTATGTGCGTAAGGCAATCCAAACTCGTCAGCGTTTACGTTTCCCACGAGCTAAAAATACACAGCGTGTTATTCGCAAAGTGCGGTCGGAAATCCTTGATGTGCTTTATCGTTTGGAGCAGTTGGAGATTATTGAGAATGTAGATAACTGGAAATCTCGTTTGGTTATTGAGCGTAATGCCCAAGACCCAACGTATTTGGACTTGGATATTCCTGCAGATGTTGTAAATGGCTTGCACGTTATCCGCAATAAAATCACATTGTTATTATAGGAGTAGATTATGGCTGAAGTCTTTGAAGGTTCTTGTGTCCTTGAAGTTGATGGGGTTGAAATTGATATTACGAAGTTAGATGTCAAAATTCAAACAGGGCGTAAGGTCGTTAAAACAATGAATAGCGCTGGGCGAGCTAAGGGGTATGCTCAAGGTATTGAAGAGATCACGTTATCTATTACTGCGGTAGAACCTAAAGATGGTACGGTGATTGATTGGAAAAATATCAAAGATGCCAAACTTACCAAATACCCGTTAAATAATGCGGAAAAACGGACATCTTATTTGGGGTGCTTTACCATTGAGGTGGGTGCTTCCTATACGGTAGACAATGAATCGCAAATTGATATTCAACTAGGTGCGTTGCGTGAGGTTGTTGAGTAATGAAAGTTGAGCTTTTAGGGTTTGAGTATCAAGGGAAGGTTTTTAAACAGGCAAATGTGCGTTTACTTACAATGGGTGGGCAATGCACTGCCCTTGAGATGATTGATGCAATGGGCATTGACGAAGAAAATGCCAGCCATAAAGAGGCAATCTTAGTGGATATGGCTTATCTTTCTCAGCAGGTCAGTTTTGACGGTATTCCTGCAGAAATCGTTGATGCACAATTTTTATTTGAGCATTTAGCTACGGATGATTATTGGCAACTGCTTGAGGCAACATTGATGCTTAAAAAAAAGCCTATCGGAAATGGGGCGAGCCTAGACAACCTAAGCAACCGTCAGGACGGTTTGGCGTAGCGGAAGCCTTTAAACAATATCGCCAAGCGGTGATTTTGTTTGCGAAATTTGCAATTCCTGCTGATAAGGTGTGGCAAATGTCGCTGATTGAGTTGTCGGCTTGGATTGAGAGTTATTTGGAGTTTGAAGGCGTAAAACAGCCTAAGCAAGCAACAGATAGCCCTAGCAATAATGTTAAACACGAAAGTTTTGTGTTTACTCGACGTGGAAAAATTGGGGCGTAAAGCCCCTTTTTTATAGGTTTAAATCCAATTTAAAAAGAGTTTACCATGGCTAAAGATATGAAAGTGCAGCTTGAGCTCAATGCCAAAGACAATGCAAGTCAGGTGATTGCTAAAGTGGGCAAAGAGGCAGAGAAAGCCTTTAAAGATACAGAGCGAGCCGCACAAACAAGCAGTCAGGCACAAGTGACTGCAGCAGAAAAGGTCGCTACGGCAACGCAATCATCAAATAAACGTATTGAGCAGGCTTACCGAGAAGCAAGAAAAAGTGCTGCAGATCTTGCAAGAGCGAGAGAAACGTTAGGTATTCGTTCAGAAAATGCGATACAGCAGGAAATTAGGCAAACCCGTGCAGCTTATGAGCAGTTGAAGCGGTCGGGCGTGGCTTCACAAAATGAGTTACGTCGTGCCTCTGAGCAAACGAAACAACGTATCAAAGAGTTAAATGCGGAGCTTGGTAAGTCTAGTTTTGGAGATAAGGCTGCAAATGTTGGGCGTGGTTTGATGAGCGTTGGGGCTGGTGTTGCGGCTGGGGCGATGGTGACAGCTCCTAAAATGATGCAAGCGGCTGACTATGATATGGCATTGGCTAGAGTTGCAGATACTGGGTATTCAGGCGGGACGATTGAAGAAAAGACCAAAGGAAAAGAAAAAGTCCATCAAGCGATCAAAAGTTCCATTACCCAATATGGCGGAACAAAAGAAGATGCCTTATCAGCCATTAATGAATTGATGGCTCAGGGAAAAGTGAAAGTTGAGGAGGCTTTAGAATTATTACCTGTTATTCAAAAAAATGCCACTGCTACAGGGGCTTCGTCGCACGAGCTTACCAATATGGTAAATTCAATGTTGGGTGCAGGTATTAAAAAAGAGGAAATTCAGATCGCTCTTGATTATATGAATGCTTCTGGAAAAGCTGGTGGGTTTGAATTAAAAGATATGGCTCAATACTTCCCACAACTTCTTGCAAGTTCTGGCGCTGATAGCTTAGATGACTTGAAAAAAATGGGGGTGCAATTACAGCAGGTTTATGGTGTTTCAGGTGGAGCTTCAGAAACGGCAACCAATTTAACGAACTTTTATTCAAAGGTAAAAGCATCTAGCACCGCTAAAAATATCGAGAACATAGAGTTTACAGATCAAAATGGCAAAAAGAAAAGTATTGATATGTCAAAATCTATGCAACATTACATCAAGCAGGGACAAAATGCCTCTGAAGCATTGCTCTCTATTATTAGTGACGTATTGGAAAACGATACTGAATATCAGGGATTATTAAAGCAATACCATTCTGCTCAGAATGGCGAGAAAAAAGCTTTAATGAAAAAGGTTTATAAGTATGTTGAAGGTACAAAAGTTGCTGAGATTATGCCTGATTTGCAAGCAGGATTAGCTGTTTATGGAATGTTAAACGATACTCAGGGAGCTGAAAATGTAAATCAACAGTACAAAATTGCAGAAAAAGGGAATTATAACCAAGAAAGTTTTGACTGGATTAGCAAACAAAGTGGATTTGCTTTTCAGGTTGCTAAAAATACAAATGAGATGACGCAATTAGAAAACTTTCAAAAGGTAAATGATATGGCGGCGGAAGTAGCAAAACGGTACTCTGAATTTGCTCAAGATTTTCCTAATTTGCATTCTGCTCTTGTTGCCTCAACTGATGCAGTCTGGGCATTTGGAGCTGCGTTAGCGGCATTACGTTTGCTTGATTTGTTAAGAGGGGGCAAAGGTGGTAAAAGCTCTGCTATTGGTTCTGTAATCGAAACAGTTGCTACAAAAGGTAAGGGAGGACTTAAAGTCGGAGCAGGTGGCTTAGGATTTGCAGCGGTCGGTTTAGGTTTATACGGTGCAGCAGAAGGCTATGTGCCTTATATGGCAAGACAAGAAGCCGAGAAAGAAAAGCGAGCGGAAGCAGAGAAAAAATTTAGAGAGCAACATAGTAGTAAGCCGTCGGCATTTACTTATGGGAATGCGGCAATGGGGGGCGTTAAGCCTGAGCATAATTATCACGGTGCTTATGTGATTGCAGGACGTTTAAATGATAACAAAATTGCTCAGGAAAGGGGAAAGCAAGGGTCTTTATCTGAAGCAGAGATGAAATCTCGTTTAGAACGTAATCAAGCCATCATTGACGGCGAAATTCGCCCAAGTGTCGAAGCAACTACAGGAGCTTTATCAAATTATCAAGCGGACTTTCAGGCTTTCGGGCAATCTATTTCGATGGCAATTGAGGCTGGGCTTACATCGCAGTCGCATACCTTGGCGAATAATATTACCCTCGAAGTTGATGGGCGTGTGTTGGCTGAATATGTCTCTAATGAGCAATTTAATTTTAATAAACGGGTGGCGTAGATGAGTGGTTGGACAATGCCTGTTCAACAGGCAAGTTTTAAAGGGGTGCAATTTGATGTTATTGCGGTTGATGAAATTTTTGACAAAGCCATTGCAGAACACGCTTATCCCTTTGTGAATGGGGCAGATTTAGAAGATATGGGGCTTAATCCCCAAACAATTAAGTTGCAAGCGGTCTGTTTTGGTGAGGGCTATTACACCGATTATAAAAAATTACTTAATGTGGTTCAGCAACGTGGGGCAGATGTGTTGGTTCACCCTATTCGTGGGCGGATCCCGAATATGATTTTGGTATCAGCAAATTTACGTCACGATGCCGAAAATGTGAATTATGTGGCGTTAGATTTGACGTTTAGGGAAGCAACTCCATTAAAACCGATTTTTGTATTTGAGCATAGTTTATTGGCGAAGATAGATCGTTATCTTAATCTTGTAGATAAGTTTATCGGCGATATGTTGGCGTGGTGGGTGAAAGGAATGGAGGTTGTAGCGTTTGCCCACAATGCTAAAAGTCGATTATTGTCGCAATGGAGTGCGATTTTTGGTTGTTTTGAGCAACTCAATGCCTTATTTGAATTAAACCAAAATGTAAATACTTTACCTGTCGGGGTTAGTAAGTCAGATTTTCAAAAGCAGGGGGTGCAGGCATTGCAACTTTTTTATGATGTTGTTTTAGCTCAATCAAAAACACATAAATTTAATACTACGTTGGGAGTGAAGGCGGAATTTAATGAGCTAATGCGTGATATTGATAAGGTGTTAAATATCCCGCGTCTGTTAGTTACAGGACAACATCAACGAATTACCTCTGCATCTCAGTTTTTTGCAATGCAAAAAAATGGTCGGTCAGCGATAAAATCTCGTTTATCGGTAGATGATGTGAAAAATCTAAACTGTGCATTGCATTTAATTAGTTGTAACGTTTTGGCTAAGACGACTGCTAATATTATTGAAACCTACGCCGAAAATTTAACACCAACCGAAATTGAGTATATCACTCAACAGACAAGACTTTTGATGTTGAAGACGCTTAATTTTGTGCGTGAATTACAACATCTTAAACGGACTGCAGAAAACGCTGCTGAACCTAATAATGGGCTTTATACCGCTTCTTATGTGTTGGCAGAGAGCCTGCGAAATATGGCGAGTGAATTAATGCAGATAGCTGTCACGACGATTAATCAGAAACCGCCATTAATTGTGAAAGAAGTCGCTTTTAATGGGACTTTACAACAGGTTGCTCACGATTTTTATCGGGATTATCGTCGTAGTAGTGAGTTATTACGGCTTAATCCGCAAATCCGTCAGCCAAATTGGATCGAAGCAGGAACCCTATTAAATTGTTATTCGGAGTAAGATGATGATTGAAAATGAGATTGTGGTTGAGATAGATGGCAAGCAACATAAAAACTGGAAAAGCTACAATATTGATAGTGATTTTTTAATTCCTGCGGATAGCTTTTCATTTGATTTAGGCAAATCCAGTGAAATGCAGGTATTGCCGAATTTTGCAGGTAAAACCGCCGTAGTCAAAATTAATGGTGAGACAGTTTTAACAGGTATTGTTGATAATACGCAACATCAGATCAGTAAGAGTGGGCGTTATTATGCCATTAATGGGCGAGATAGGGCTTCAATTTTATTGGATTGTTCTGCTCCTATTACGAATGTGAAAGGCTTAACAGTATTTGATGCGATTAAGAAAATTGTAGAGCCGTTGGGGATTAAACAGGTTGGGTTACGAGCAGAAAATAATCCTACTCTGGATAAAATTGATATTGATATTAGCGAAACAGCGTGGGAAGCAATTATGCGTTGTGCTAATTCTGCTGGGTTGCATTGTTGGTTTGAGTCTAATGGGACGTTAATTGTAGGTGGTGCAGATTATTCTACCCCACCAGTAGCAACCCTCTATGTTAGAGCCAATGATAGCAGTCGCAATAATTTTAATGAAGCAAGTTTGACCTTTGATGTGTCGCAAAGCTATTCGGAAGTGACGTTTTTAGGGCAGAAGCACGGCCGTGATAGCGATAGTGCAAAACACGATTTTAAGTGGGTTTATAAAAATCCTGAGTTGCAGATTTATAAACCTAAAACGGTGGTGTTAAGTGATGTCGAAAATTTGGAAGCCCTTAAAAAACAAGCTAAAAAGCAAATTAGCGATTGGCAGTTGGAAGCCTTTGATTTAACTGTCACTGTCCCCGACCATAAAACTGCAAGCGGTCAGTTATGGCAAGCTGGGCAACGAGTTCACGTTATTTGTGAAGAGTATGAGATAGATGCGATTTTCTTTTTAATGGGACGGTGTTTTATGCTTTCTAGGGTAGGCGGTACACAAACAGAGCTTCGTTTTAAACAAGACGGCATTTGGACCCCTGATGCTTATAAAGCAAAAGCTGAACAAGCTCGTAAACGTAAGGGGAAAAAGGGTAAAGGACGAAAAGAGGAAAAAGAGCTGGTCGGCTCGTGGGAGTTAGGACAATGAGAAAGTTAGCACAACAGGCAAAACAACGTATTAACAATGCTCAAAATTCGGTACGTTCTGCTTTTAGGGGGGTGTTAAATTTAGTGAAAAGCTCCCCTCAAATTCAACTTTCACAGGTATCTGGCTTGGCAGACGAAACATTGCAAGATGTTGAGTTGATGCAACATTTTGGATTGACTTCCGTTCCGCCTGCAGGCACTCAAGCGGTTGTTATTCCGCTTGGTGGGAAAACCACGCACGGCATTATTATTGCGACGGAAAATGGCTCTTTTCGGGTAAAAGGCTTAAAAAATGGCGAAACGGCAATTTATGATGCCAGTGGCTCAACGATTATTTTAAAAAACGGTAGATTAATTGAAGTGGACTGTGATGTTTTTAAGGTTAAATGTAAAAGCTACGAGGTGGACGCAACAAGCGGAGCGAGTTTTAAAACACCTAAACTAGAAACAGATCAAGTCTTTACTGCTCAAGGGAAAATCAATGGCAATGGTGGTATGGCTGTTCAAGGCGGTGATGGTGCAAGTTTTAGCGGTGATGTTGTACAGTCAGGCGGTAGTTTTAGTACTGACGGCGATGTAACTGCGGGTAATACCTCCCTTAAAACCCACACCCATCAAAACGACGGCAGAGGGCAACCTACTGCGTAATTTATATAAGCGGTCGTTTTTGTGAAAATTTTGCAAAAACAGACCGCTTATGTGGAAGTGCTTCCTCATCATTTCTCTTCTTGCTCTCTGTATCCTGCCAATATGGACAGAGAGATCAGCCCGCTTACTCGGGACTATACAAGTAAGAACATAAATACACTACAAAATGCGGTGTATATCAGATTAACCACTCCTTTAGGCTCGTGGTGGGTAGATGGGCGTGTAGGCTCTCTGCTCCATCTTATTAAACGTGAGAAAGATTTAAGTCGTGTTGGTTTATTGGCTCAACAGTACGCTGAAGAGGCATTACAACCCTTATTAGACGACAAGCGAGCAAAATCAATCACGGTAACGCATCATCAAGTACGAGATGGTTCAATTTTGTTAGAAATTGAGGTTATTGATAATCGTGGTGATACTTTTAAGTTTGAGCATAACGTAAAACTAATTTAAACGGGGTTTAAATGTTTATTACACCAACTTTAGATGAAATCCGCCAAGCGATTTTAAGAGATGTGGTATCTCTTAACCCACACGCTGATGTTTCGGTTGATTCTGACAACTATGCCCGTGCAAGTAGTTTGGCAGCTACCGCAGAGGGGCTTTATGCTCATCAAAAATGGGTAATTAAGCAGTTCTTTCCTGATACTGCTGATACAGAATTTTTAGAGAAACACGCTGCTTTGCGTGGTATTTATCGCCGACAAGCAACTTATGCCAGCGGATTTGGCGCTGAAGTTTTTGGTAATACTGGAGCTGTAATTGAGGTTGGTAAACAGATAATGGCTTCGGACGGGCGGTTTTATGAGGTGGTTGAACCTGCTCAGATTACTCAATCCTCTGTAATGGTCAAAGTCAAAGCACTTTCGACGGGGGCAGGTCAAAATATCATTCAACCTGTTACTGCGAACTTTATGGCAGCACCAGTTGGGGTACAGACCGCTTGTATATTGCGTGAAATTGTGGGTGGTACAGATGAAGAAAGTGATAGCTCACTGTTAGAACGTTTGCTTAATCGCATCAGACGACCGTCTGCTGGTGGGAATAAATACGACTATAAGGAATGGGCGTTAAATGTTGATGGGGTTGAAGCTGCATTTGTCTATCCTTTGCGACGAGGATTAGGAACCGTTGATATTGCAATCATCAGTAATAATGATTTGCCAAGCGATGAAACCGTTGCTCGTACCCAAGCCTATATTGATGAAGTTCGCCCTGTTACGGCTAGAGAGTCAAAAGTTATTAAACCAACAGCTAGACGAACGGACTTTAATATCAAAGTGAAATTGAGTGGTGTGGATTTAGTCACCATTAAAGCAGAAATTGAGTCCGCATTAGGTAATTATTTTAATCAATTAAGCCCTGCAGATAGCTTGATTGTATCGCAGTGTGAAGCGATTGTGAGTGACTTGATTGGGGTTGTTGATCGTCGAATTATTTCGCCAAGCTCTAATTTACAAGCGAATACTGTGCCAAATGTTGAATGGTTTAGGTTAGGGCGAGTTACAGTGGAGTTAATGCAATGAGCTTACACGCAAATGTTCTAAAAACGCTTTATCCTCCAGTTTCCTATGATATTAATGGTGAGCAGTTTGTTGCTCAATGTGAGGTTGATGGACGATGTTTTGACCTCCTGCAACAAAGTGCAGAAAGAATGCTCAATGCAGTTACCCCAGATACATCTCGTGAGATGTTGGCAGATTGGGAAAGGGTTTGTGGGATAAGTACTGATCTTTCTAAATCGTATTCGAGTAGAGTCAATAAAGTCATTCTGACATTAAATGCGGTTGGGGGGCTTTCTATGCCTTATTTTATACAGTTAGCGAAGTCTATTGGCTATACCATTGAAATTAAAGAGTTTTCTCATTTGCAAAACGATTTACCCGATGCAGGCGATATTCCGATTCAAAATTCCCCGAGAGAACATTTGGGGTATATGTGGCGGGTTACTATAACAAATGGTGATAACAATATTACTCGTTTTCGGGCTGGGCAATCTGTGGCAGGAGAACGATTAACAGATTTTGGCGATCGTATTCTTGAAGAATTTTTTACAGATTTAAAACCTGCTCACACCTATTGCTATTTCGCATACATTTAAAGGTATTAAGAAATGAAAACAAAACTTCCAAATATTGAATCCAATACAGGCAAATTTATTGATGGTAACCCTGCAACAGGAACATTGGGGACTATTGTAACAGCTAAATGGCTAAACGAGGTCCAAGAACGTATTCAAGATCACTTTGAAGAATTTAAGAACGTATTACTTTTGGCAAATATGCAACCTATTGCAGGAAGAAGTAATCAAGTTGCAGACGCTATTAAGTTTTATATTGGAAGTCTCAATGCCAGCCCAACTCTTTAGTTTTCAAACAGAGGTCGTGGTAACAGAGCTACATAGATTTGAAAAATTTTGACGCTAAGGTAAAGATTGTAGGGAAGGTGGTTAATGTAAGGTCACCCATCACAGCAAATTATCTGCTCTTAAAAATTAATTTAAGGCGGGGGGTTAGAGTTAGGGTAGTTAGAGTAGAAAATTCTAAAAAGGGACACGACGGCAGTTGCGGAAACATCGTAGTAACCACCAATTCAATAACCGCTCAACGTGGTTCGGGAAA